ACCAAAGTATTGGCACTAGCTGATAGTGATGGTGGTGGTACATTAAATGATCATTTAACTATTGTAGTAGAATTTGGAAGTACTGGAACTGATACTTCAGCAAAAGTTACAATTACTTCAAAACATAGCTCATTATTAGATGCAACAAATGCTAGTGTAGCAAGTTTTAATTTAAATCCTCCTACATCACATTTAAACATCACTGTAGGAGACAAAACAGCATCAGAAGTAGATCAAACATTTTCTTATGCACAACAAGGTGGTAGTGGAGCACAATGTGTAATTGCAATAACAGACGTTCCTGCTAATACATCTCGACTTGCACTTACTTCTTTAAGCAATGACGGCGAAGGTAGTCTTACAGATGCTGTAGTCACATATGAATTTAAAACTGCAGGTATTACAAATGCTGCTTCTAATGGAGGTACTGGAGAACTCGGCAAATTTGCATCTAATGATACTAATTCAGTTCATGTTGATGCAAGCGGTACTAAACAACAAGCATTATCAAATTTAAAAGCAGCAATTGATAGAGCAACTTCAAATCATACAGGAAAGTTTACAACTTCACTTTCTGAAGATGGCTTATCTTTAACTGTTATTCAAGTTCAAAAAGGTGTTGCAGGTAGAGCTGCAGCTAATGGTATTGGTGATAACATTGCAGTATCCAACGCAGACCCTAAACTTAGCATTTCTGCAGGATCGGATCATCAGCGAGGCACTTCAGACTTAACTGTTGCTCACGGAGGAACAGCAGGCGGTCACTTCTTTGGTGGTTCAGATGCTGATTCTACATCGTTTACAATGAAATTAACAGCAAATCCAAATGAGCATGATCATATTGTATTAAGAATGCTAGATGGCACAGGAAATGCTGCTGCTTTTGATAACTTTGTATTTAAAAATAGTATTGCAAACGGTGCTGAAACTGGTGATTCATCACTTGCATTAACAGGAGGCAGACAACCTTCTGATAACTTTATTGGAGTCTTAATAGGCGTTGACTTACAAGAAACACTTTATAATTTAAGAAACGCTATTTTGCACTCTGATACAACAAACTCAAGAGATGATGTTACAGTTACAGTTGATGATGCTACTGATAGTATTACAATTACACAGGCACATGGTTCTGGTAAGTTATTAGGTGTTTTAAATAACGATATAAACATATCAGATATAGCAACATTTAGTAATCCAGCTGGAGAAACAGCAACAGGAAACTTTGGTCAAAAAAGTGAAAACTTTAGCGGCGCAGGAGGTGCAGCAGCACCAGTAATTAGAGGTGTTTTAATGACACCACAAGGTGTAAGAGCTACATTAGATGTTGCTGATGGTTTGAGTGACGGTGGATCTAATATTTTGGTTGCTTCAAAAGATGCAACTAATTCTCAAATAAGAGAAGCAGCACATGGTAAATCTTTTGGTAACACTGCAGGTACTCATTTAACTGGATATACTGTAGGTAGCGTTTCTGCATCTAATCAAGGATTCAAGCTCATTTTAAATGGTTACAGTAATGCACAAAATGCTGCTGTTTTAAATTGTTCATTTAATCCAGATAGTGATTCATATTTTGCTAAAGTTTTAAACACAGATCCTTCTAAGATTGAAGAGCTTGGTCACTATTTATATGCAAGTTGGGATGTAAAGTCAGGTGTAGCTATTCCTTCTAATTCCGGGCTTTTACATGCTGGTGTAGCTTTATCTGGAAACTATGAGAGAATGATTGGTTTCTTAGTTGCAGGTGAAGGTAATACAGGAAGAAGATCAGATGCTGCTGGAAAACCAGACTATGAAGACTTTTCTTCTAAGTTCCAAACTGCAAAGACACCTTGGATTGTATCTCAATTTTATAGTTCAAGTGGAGATGCAGCTGCGAGACCTTTAACTGCTGCTTTAGGTGAAGCTAAAAAATTATTTAGACTACACGTTTTAGATGACGGTGTTATTGGTAATTCAAAATACAGACTTTTAGTTTCAAATCTAAGTTATGCAGGCTCAAACTCTTATGGTTCTTTTGATCTTGCATTAGAAAGATTTGACTCTAATCCTATCAAGGGTGATGTAGTAGCTTCTTGGAGTAATGCTAATTTAGATCCTAGTAGCAGAAACTTTATTGGTAGACTTATTGGTTCAATTCATGAATATTATGACTTTGAAGTTGAAGAAAGTAGACAACGTTTAAGATCAGAAGGTATATATCCTTTAAAGAACGAACTTGTAAGAATCGAACTTTCAGATGAGCTTAAGCAAGACTTGTTGCCCCCTGATGCTTTGCCTGCTGGATTCCAAGGTCATTCTCATCTTCATACGAAGACAAATGGTAACTTCTTAGAATCTACAGATATTGCTCAATCAAATAGAGTATTTACAGATGCTTCTAATACTGTTACAGAGACGCTATCACAAGCACAAGTTACTCCATTAGACTTTGTAAAGAGTATTAATCGACAACTTGTTTATAAGACAACTGGTTCAATCTTTGAAGCAGATAGTGATTTAGCTTGGGGTATTAAGTTTTCTGAAAGAGATAGTGCTGAATCTGGGGAAAATGGACATAAGGAATTATTAGAGCAAGTATTCAATAAATCTATTTTATCTTGGACAAAGTTTTTCCCAAGTTTTGGAGGAAATCCTGCTTGGATTACTACAGATAGTGCTGATTCAAATCAAAATAACTTCTTCTCTCTAGAAAAAATCTTGATTCCAAGTTCTAGTTTATCATCAGATACTATTTCAACTTGGGATGGAACATTATATAAGAGAGCAGGTCATACTCCATCAAGTGGCGAAAGATTTGTTAATATTAGTAAAGATGCAATTTCTTCAAATTCTAGATTTTTAAAATTCCGTTGTATGTTCCAGGGTGGATTTGATGGCGTTAATCTTTTTGATAAAGAAAAATCAGAATTTACAGGAGCTGCTTCATTACGTGAAGGTTTAGATGAGACATCAAGTCAAAAGTTTACAGGACCTACAATAATGTCCTATAGAAGAGCAATTGATGTACTTTCTGATAAGTCTGCTGCGGAATTCCAATTATTAGTAATTCCTGGACAAAGATCATCTAAGATTAGTGATTATGCAATTTCAGCTTGCGAAGATAGATTTGATGCAATGCTTGTTATGGATATTATTCAAAAAGATTCACAAGGTAGATTTATTGAAGATAGCGAAGTTCGACCTCATGTAAGAAATACAATTTCAGAATTTAAGAATAGAGCTTTAGATACGTCATTTGCTGCAGCATATTTCCCTGATGTTTTGATGAGAAGACCTTCAGATAATGCTGAAATTATTGTGCCACCTTCTGTTGGTATGATTGGTGTTATGAGTCGCAATGATTCAATTGCTGATCCATGGTTTGCGCCAGCAGGATTAAGACGTGGACGATTAAGTGCGATTGATTCTCAAGTTCAAATGAATAGAGATCTTTTAGATGAGTTATACAATGAAGATATTAATCCAATTTACGTTCCTGCTGGACGTAGTGGTGAGGTTTATGCATTTGGTCAAAAAACTCTTTTACAAGATGCATCTGCTTTAGATCGAATTAACGTAAGACGCTTGTTAATTGATATTCGACGTAAAGTTAAGAAAATTGGTGAGCAACTTCTATTTGAACCAAATAGAGCATCAACACTTTCTAAATTCTCGTCTTTAGTTGAACCTATTATGGCAAGTGTGCAGCAACGTGGTGGCGTCGAAAGATATAAAGTACAAATTGATACTACAACAACTACTCAAAACGACATTGAGAACAATACCATTCGTGGTAAGATTTATTTACAACCTACAAAAAGCATAGAGTTTATTTCTCTAGATTTTGTTGTTGCGAATAATATTTAATAATAATTAAGATATATAGATTATATAAAGAATTTAGGAGTTTTTAAAAATGGCCGAGACACTATCAGTAACGGAGATGATACCTAATAAGTTTGAACCAAAGAGAAAAAATCGTTGGGTCTTTGCTATTGAAGGTATCGATGCTTTTCTTATGAAGTCTGCAAGTAGACCTTCATATTCTACAAACGAAACACAAGTACCTTTTATTAATAGCACTCGCTATCTTGCAGGTAAGACAACTTTTGATACAATGTCTGTAACACTTCATGATCCAATTGCACCATCAGGTGCACAACAAGTCATGGAATGGATTCGTACACACTTTGAATCTGTAAGTGGTCGTGCAGGATATGCTGATTTCTATAAGAGAGACTGCCAACTTAAGATGTTAGATCCTGTAGGAACTGTTGTTGAACTATGGGACATCAAAGGCGCTTTTCTTACTCAAGCAAACTTTGGAGATCTTTCTTATGACGGCGATGATCCTCAAGAAATTTCTTTAACCCTTCGATTTGATAACTGCGTACTCCAATACTAATCAATAGTAACAAAAAAATCTAACAAGATTTTCTGAAGAACATGTTGGACATTGTCTAATGTGTTCTTTTTTTATTGTCTGTAAAATATTTTTAACACTTATTTATAATTTAACAATAATTATCAAAGAGTCAAAACAGCAAAATTCTAGTAACTCATAATTAAATAAAAGTATAAAGTTAGGAAGAACATGACAGACAGAACTCTAAACGCAAGAATCATTAAAGAAGTTGGTGATAATCAAGCATTTGTTGCACAAGACTTAATAGCAACTACAGCAAACGTTATAGGCACGTCATATAAAGGCAAAGCTTTTGTTCCACAAATGATTCTTCCTGATATTGCTTTACCTAGCGATGCTCAAGGCAATCAAAGAACTGTTTATAATACACAAGACAATATTATGGGTAGTAGTAGACAAAACAGATACCAACACTTGTATGATAGCTACTCATGCAATGTTGAAAGTGATGCATACGACTCTGTGTCTGTTTGGATTGAAAACGGAGGTCAACAGGCGTCTTTTACTAGAGTTTTAGGTATAGGTACTGGCATAAAAGATGGAAACACAAATAAAATGCTAGGTAGCGGTTTTAATGCTGCAAACAACATAGCATCAGGTACTTTAGATCATCTTAGAGGAAATAATATAAATGCAACTGCAAACGGCGTTACTGGAAATACTTCTTTTATTTTTAAAACAATAAATGAAATTAGCAAGAACTCTACTGACAATAATAGCATAGATACAGGAACTGTAGATTACTTGGATGAAATATTTGCTGGAACAAAAGATACTGAA